CCACTTAACGCGAGCTTCAGGCTCGACTGCATTAAAAGCAGTTCCAAGAATCTCGCGGTCGATACCGGCTGTGAGTTCGTCGCTCATCGTCGCCACTAAGTCGGCGTCAATGTCACGGCCCCAGAGAGCCTTCAAGTCGTCAGCAGCTTCGATAGAGGTCAGCGATTTGAGCTTGCGGCTCTCAGCGCGAATCTCTTTGAGTTCAATATCAAGTTGAACTTGCGGGATACGCGAGTTCGACTCGTTATTGTAACGATAAACTGCAAACAACCCAGCGCCTGTAGCTGGCGCGGTGCCGAGGGTGAAACTGATCTCACCGGTATTGTAGTTAATGGTGCCGATGTTTCCACCGCCAGCAGCAACAATAATACCGTTACCATTATCAGAAGCAAGCGCAGCGCCTGTAGGCGAGGTAGAACGAATAGAAAACGTTAAACCTTTGACTGGCAGCCACTTCAACTGGACAGGACCAAAAGCAGTAGTCGCGCCGTCTCCGGTACCGATCTGCTCACCATCAATAAAGTCGCTGGAATACCACTTATTGAAAGTCTTGTTGATCTCAGAACCAGCAACAACCTGACCTTTGTCATCGGTATAACGGGGACGATAGAAGGCAATGCCTCCGACCGGACCTGTCATCGGCTGGACGGAAGCAATGGAGGTCGCAACCAATCTCACAGCCGCCCGGCGAATAACCGGGAAGACAAACTTCATGAAAGGGCCTACGTTGAACGCACGAGTATCTTCGTTCAAACCACGGAGGTGACGCATCTCCGACTCCATCATAAAGGCAGTAATAGCCTTCAGGAAGTCAGCTTGGCCGCGCGGTGTATACGCAGGTAACTCGCTTTCAATCCCTTCGAGCAGTGGTGCCCACTTCCCGACGAGTTGATTGACGTATGATTTATTAGTGATTGGACTGCCGTCCGCTTGTACCGACAGCATATCACGGGCTTCTAGCAGAGACATGGTGTGCTCCTTCTCATCTGCTGATTACCCCCGGTTGCCACGGCTTAGGGGGAGAATGTCATCAACGTGAAGACCGAATTCAGCGAGGTCGCTGATATTATCCCGATCACCTTTTGTTGACTCCGTAAGAGTTTGAGGAGCGAATTCACGCCCCCTGGACATGGCGCGACGAATACGCTCGTTCACGCCACCTGATTCTTCTCCGCGCAAGTCTTCGACCTCCGCAAGAGTATTGATCCCACTTCTGCCTTTCACACGCCCTCTACGGACATCTTCAAGGATTCCATCGCGGGAAGGATGGCCTTTGGTCCGACGCTCCGCATAGGAGTAGTCGTCGAGACGTTCGATCAAAACTTCAGAGCGTTCAAGCGCGTTGACAAGGCGATCGTTTGCCTTATCTTTGGCGCGATTCTCTTCTTGAAGTCCTACGTTTTCTGCTTCGAGAGTATTGAGACGCTCTTGCATACGACTGGTGATCTTCTCAACGTGGTCGGCTATCTGATTATCACGCATTTTAGCTTTGCGAAGCAGATTTCGCTCGCGACTTTCGACCTGCTTGACCCGCTTGGTCGCGCCAGCAGACAACGATTCTGCTTTTCGATTCGCGTTCTCACCAATAGAGTCAGCGCGGTCGATGGCTACAGCTAGTCTTTCTTGAAGCTGCTCAGCGGTCTCTATGGTAGATAAGTCACCTACCATGTCAATAATAGAAGCAGAGTCGTCACGACCCGCAACGGCCTTCAAAACATGATTCTCAAAAGCCAAAGCTTTTGCTTTAGAAGCAATAGACACCGTCTTAGCCTTGGCGTCTCCAGTAGCCGACACAGCTTCTTCATTTTCGTGCTGCAAATCAGCTATCTCTTTATCTTTGTCAGCCAGCAACGACTTAACATCTGTCGATGGACGATAAGGAACGAGCATTTCTGCGAGCTTAGTCAACGTAACCTTAGCACCGGCCTCGCGAGGGTCGCTTGCAAGCTCTAACCGAATCTTCTTATCAAGCTCAGACCGCATCTCTTGTAACGCACGAACCAGTTTCACGCCGAACTCTTGCATAAGGTCGCCTTTAGCTTCCTCATACACAGTCGTGTGGATCTGGTCTTTATACTCGTCGAGCGCAGACTGCACGATAGTGGCCTTGTCCACGGCGGTATCCGCTGTCTGACGAATGGTCTGAAGTGCAGCAAGCCGCGCGTTCTCTTCGAGTGCTTCGACCTGCACGGGGAACTGCTGGCGGATGGTCTCCGGGCTGATGTTCTTCAGCACGTCGTCTTCGAGGTCTTCACCCATAGTGGTGGGGTAGGCATCAGCAACGGCAGGGTCAGCGACGAAATCGAACGTGGCGAGTTTGTAATCCTCGTTCACGACCTCTCTGCCATCCCCTGTCCTGCTGGTGGAGCCCATGCCACGAGAAGACATCCCGCAACGACCGGTGCGGCGAATGATCGCGGCTGCGATCTTGCCGTTCTCGGTCTCTTCCATTACCTCGGCGCGCATCTTCATAGTGCCGTCGCTTTCCATCCAAATCTTATGGATGAGATGCGACGAGTCCTTGAGGCGCGACTTACCATCAGAAGGATGATCAAGCGAACCCAACACAGGCATACCGCTTCCGATACGCTCGTTGAGTTTCTTAATCTCTCGTTCCATGATCGGCAAGGGATACTCACGCTTGTTTGCGGTAGCGCGACCAGCGTGGCCGCACTTGCCTTCAACGAACAAGCTACCGGGCTTAGTGGCCTCGTCAAGCGTGAACTCGACAGCACCAAAATGCTCGATCAGAATCTGTTGTTGGTTTTCGACTTTCGTCGTCATGCGAAGCTCCTTTGCTTCAGGTTGAAGCAGACCTATCAGTCGTCCAGATCAGCCAGAGCACCGATGCCGCGCTCCAGATCGTTGGTGATACTTTGAAGGTCTTCAAGGGCAACGTCAACATCCACGTCTTCAGCAAAGTAAGGGTTGCCTTCTTCGTCAACAACAACGAGGCGATCAAGGCAAGCTCCAGAATCTCTAGCGATGCTCTCCAAGTAGCAACCGACCTCAAAACGAGGGTCTTCGCTAGGATCTTCGGACTCCGGTAAGTTCCGCATGTCGTTGGCAACGCGAGAAGCAAGTTCTTCGGCAGAAGCACCGACCTTCTGAAAGCCTTCAAGTATAGACTCACAAGACTCGTAGCTTTCGACCTCAGTAGATGTATCCAAGCCTTCGCTCAAGACGTCCCGGAACTCTTCTATGAGATTGTTCAGGTCACTTGTTGACTCGACGAAAGCTGGATTGAATGCTTTGCTTTGCTTGCGTCGAGTATTTCTAAACTTCCGTATCTTAAAACGACGACCTATGAGTTTAACCCCTCCTAAACTTCTCACCGCCTTCTGAGCGGCCTTCTTACGACCCCTCTTGGTCTTGAGCTTCATCACCTTGTTGTATTCTTTTAGTACTTCGGAACTAAGACCTTTGCCACGCAATGTGTAATTAGGGCCAGCTATCTTCGACAACATCCTGGCAGCGATGGCGTATTCCTTGGGTTGGCCCACCCTAATCACGTCATGGGCAATCTTTAGATTGCCTTTTTCGGCTCCAAGTTCTATTGCCAAGTCTGAGTCCGGATTAAAGTAGTTAGTCATCTTGCCAAACCTGCGAACCTTCTTGAAACGGCTACCTGCTGGTGCGTCCTGTTGCTTAGTAGACTCTAGCAACTCAAAAGCCGACTCCACCAATTCCAGATCTTCCTCAGAAAGCTCATCGACTTCGTCTTCGTCAAGATCCTCAAAAGATTCAAGGATCTCCAAGGCTCTTTCGTAGTCCTCTTCATCAATATCTTCGTCCAAGTCTTCGTCCGAGTCTTCAGCAAAGAAGTCATCCACGTCGAAGTCTTCGTCTTCGTCCAGATCTTCATCTTCATCTTCGTCTTCGTCCAGATCTTCATCTTCATCTTCGTCGAATGACTCATCGAATGACTCATCGAAATCTTCTTCGTCTTCTTCTTCGTCTTCATCGTAAGAAGTGTCTTCATTAAGATCGGCTGTCACAGCCATCCTATGAAGCTCAGACTCTTCAGCAAGAGGTTTCTTACGCCCTCCGGTCAAGGCGTCTAATACGCGCATGTCCTCGGAGAGGGTGCTGAGTTCATTCGTGCCATAGTTCGGAAGTCTCATAACTTCTCTCCTCAGTGGTCGGTCTTTTGGACAAGTTGTACGACAAAACGCGTGCCCTTCACCAAACGGGAAGCGTGCTCAACAATTCCTTCATAAACCTTGAACATCTCGTGTTCGCTGGTCTTATCAGAAGATCGCAGAGCGTTAAGCGCGTGCTTCATGTCCTCGACGACCGACCGGGCCGCGTCGAGGATGGTAGGTTCAATGTTTTTTCCTGCTGACTCACGAAAGGCGTGCGAGGCTGCGCCAAGCTCGTGCTCAAGTAGGTCAGTTAATTCTTGGACACTTGCTTTCACACTCTCAATCGCATCACCCTCGTCCATGACGAAGGCAGGAAGCTCAGGCTCGTCGCCTTTGTAATGCTCTTGCACTACATTGTCGTACCAGCGGCTTCGCTTGATTGAGTTAATGTCTAGTTCAATGTTGACCCGACGTTGCAAGTCGCCGCTCATATCCAGCGTGCGAGCCACGGTCTCGACCATCGGTGAAGCAGTTTCGTAGTCTTCGTCCAAGATTAAAAGAGCCGCCTCGGTTGCGGTCTTCAAAACTTCTTCAGCCACGTCTGCAACCGGCTGCGCGACATCGAACAGGTCAATTCGCCCCAGCTTGATCTCATCCTGGTTTTCGTGGACATGGACCCGGACGGTTTCGCCGCGATCATTGGTGGCGAGAACATGACTAACGCTGCCGTAGACACCCTGTATCTTCGCAGGACCGTGGGACCAATTTTCGCTCTCCAATTGGGAAGCAATCTTGTCCGTCTTACCAGCAATCGAACCTTCGCGAAGGCGAGAGATAACATCATCTGCCCCACGGACGGCACGAAGTTGGTCAGCTATTGTTGATTCGAGTTTCACAGTCATACCTTCAATACTTATCAAATAGAGACAACATCTGTCTATACGATAAATCATAAAGTGCTATATCTACCCTATTTTCACCCTATTACGTGCTTTAGCCAAAGGAGGAGCAGTTCCATTAGAAGGAACCGCTGATTTAAGTTGGGAAAAGAACGCTTGTCTATCGTCGTGGCGTTTAGCAAATATCTTATCTTGACGCAAAGATTGATCTAACTTATCCATTATGTCGTCACTACGTTCCCTAGAGTGCCGATCCAGGCGCTCTTCCATGCGAAGCATAGAGTCTTTCATCTTCACCAAGTCGCGAGATGAGGCCCCTGCCGACCTTAGCTGCACCTCAGTCAAGGGGACGCCTTCAATAACCGCTTCTCCAAACCCACCGCCGCCACCTTGCGCTTGCATCTCGATTTCCATCTCCCGCTTTTTCTGCTTATCAATCAGGCCGATGTCCGCGTCTGTGAGTTTCAACAACTCGTGGCGGATGTAATCTTTAGAAACCCACGGCTCAATGCGAGAAGCATAGTCCGCAATTGCATTCTGAATCTCCATATGAGCGAGAGTCCAGATACCGCTAGGGAGAGTCATAGCCACGTCGAACTCAGGCCGCCAGGGATCAGAAACACCTCTAGCTGCCATATCGATGCGAATAATCTTTTCGATGCCGAATCGGAGGGAGGTCTGCACACCTAACGTGACGCGAGCAGATCGGGCATCTTCATTCGACAGAATCGACCGGCTTGGGACGGCTTCCTCTTGGCCCAGCCACGACCTCGGCGTCTTCAGAACACCATGCAGCTTGCGCTGAAAGTACTGCACGTCTTCGATCGCTTGGTAGTCCGGGCCGGAGAGGATATCGACGCGGGCAAGTTCCTTGCCGTCGCGGACAGGGAGGAAGAAATCTTCATCGTTCGCGAGCGGGTTGTAGCGCATGTTGAGCTTGCCGCTGCGGGGGTCAACGAATTTCTTCTTCTTCAGATCACGCTTCGCCCGCTGGAGAAAGCTCTCCACCCGGTTAGCAGGTATGTCTGTGACATCAATGTAGAAGGCAAATCTAGCAGGGGCTCGTGTCAACTTGTAGATCAACATCGCGTCCTCAAGCATGATGAGTCGCTTCCAGATCCATCGCGCTCCGTCAGCTACACCGAACCCGTAAGGGCTTCGACGGTGACGGGACCGAAGACGGGTATGCACGACTTGCCAGTCTTCAAACAGAGCGTTGTTTTCTTTTATCTTTCCTGGTGTTGCAACACTTTTTCTAAGAGAGTTCATATCTTCAGTAAACGCACCTGTCACGTCCTGTAGATAACCGATTAAGGTGGTGTCGTCGTGCTCAATTCTTCGCATTGTCGCGGGGGGTAGATAGTTGAGCCCGACGACTCCGTTCTTGGTGACAAGAATCTCCTCGAAATCATTGCCATACTTCACTAGAGTATAGGCCATCGAGAACATTTCATCGTCAAGTCTGAGACGTCGTTTCAGCAGGGTGTCGGAGGCAGCGCGGATCGCCTCGTCTTTGGCATTAACCCAAACCACTCGGCCAGTATTTGGGTCAGGTTGAGTAGCGTCTGAAGCAAAGTAGTGGTTGGAACTGTTATGGCAAACAACGCCTTCAACAATGAGGTTGTGAGTGTCTGTCGTGACATCGAAAACCCGTGCCTTTCCTGCCGGTTTCGGGTCCGATTCGACGACGACCTTACCCTGCTTTCTGTTCAGAAATACTGAGATCGAATTGACATCGAACCCGACCGGCATCGACACGAGATGATCGCCTTTGCGAAGGTCTTTCGCGGCGACGTATTCGGTATCTTTGCCGTCTATCTTGTAGCGGAGCACTTTGTGGTCTGGTGTCACCCGCAGCGTTCGACCGTTCGACATCGGAATCGCAATAATGTCCGATTCTCGACCCGTCAACCTCGGGTCGATCGCGTTGGTGCTGACCAAGCTGTTGCGCTTCCTATCGTAGGCCGGAACATCGAATCCGAAGCCCTCAGACGCAAGCCTTTCGATAGGCATCGAGCGCAGCGTTGATTCCTCAACCACTGTCACCATACTGCCTTCAGCGAAGCAGTTGATATCTGGATAGTCGTCCATGCTGTTATGCGTGAATACGCCGCCAGTTTCATCGCCAATTGCGTAATTGTTCGTGCCTGGAACTTCCAAACAGAAGACTGGTTCTTCGCCAAGCTCCGTGACACTCACAACCTTGTGGTTGCGCTTAACTGGAGCGCGTGCCATTGATTTGTTCTCTTCTACAAACGATTTAGCCCGTAGAATTGATTTGACCCAAGGATGCCAAGTCTTACTGCGCGGCGGTTGCGCGTCCTCGCGAATCTCGATACTGTCCGGATGCGCCTTATCTCTCGGACACTTGAGCTTAACCCAGGTTCTTGGCTTGATCCGGTGGCCCAACTTCCACTCAGCGACCATCCGATAAACAGGTCGAGTCCGTTGGTGGTCCTTGCGCGTTAGTGCGCCGTGATGCCACTCGTCATTCTCGCGATATTGAAGATAGCCGTGAGTGTCCTTGGATAGATAAAGCGGCATCAACGATGATCCGGGCGACAACGCAGTCGTCTCTGCATAGCTTCCATCTCGAAGCATCCATTGGTGATTGCCGCTGGATCGAATCCTCTGCCCGTCGTC